TCGTTATAACTAACAAGAATATAATAACCATTTTTACTTTTAGCTATTCGCTCTAGTGTACCGAACCTAAAACCATCTACTTTACTATCGGCTTGACTATACTTGTTTATCGATATTTTCTTACCGATATTTTCAGCGAATACACCAGACACCGTACCATTTTCAATCTTAATCATCTTACTATCCTTGTGTAAATAAATTGGTGATTCTTACTTAGGTGATCACCTTAACCTTGCCCGCCTATCTTTATATTCGTTTGATAGGCTAAATTATTTAGTAAGATTCTAAATTATTTTCATATTCTTCCCTAAGACATTCTTCAGCTTCATACCTTGCAATCATATTTTTTTCCATTGCGATAAAAGCTTGTGCCTCCCTCTCACTATCTACCGTATTTACCAATGTTGCCCAAATTCGCTTACTTAAGCTTGAACCGTTCTCAAATGTCGTTACCAGTTCAATTTTTTCCTCCCAAATGTCGAATTGATTTTGGCCATTTTTATTGTATACTAACATCGTTTTTTTCCTTGTTTTAATCCCTTAAGGTATAGTTAAGTACTTCCCTTATAATATTCTATTCGTTTCAACCGATTAATTATTTAGTAGAATTTAAAAAGTATTTAAAAATATTTTAAAAAGATAATAGGATAAGAATATCCAATTTTGAATGGGTATGATTAGGTAATACAATCGGCCCGAACTTGGTCAAACTCCATAGCTTCCCTAAGCCCACCAGTTTAGGTAATACTGGTAAGTTAAAATGTGAGGGGATATTTCTATCCCCCCTATCTTTCCTATCTTACTTAATCCTCCCTCTTGAAAGCATCTTTAAGTTCATTCCAAATTTGAGATATTCTACCTTCGCTTAGGTCGCATTCCTTAGCAATCTCTTGATTAGTAAATCGCATAGCTTTCATAATTATAATATTGTATTCTTGCAAGGTTATCATAGCTTCGTCAAGCAACTCTTGGGCTTGCGTTTGAACTTGTGCCACAAGATCTTCACTAGTGTTGATAGGGTCAACTGTTTTACCTAATGAGTCTTCACAAGATAGGGAAGTAGTATTTTTCCTTACATATTTCTTGCGAAGTTCATCATTAAGTTTATTCTTGTAAACTACCCAAATGAACTTTTCGAAGCTAACATCATTTTGAGTACGGTCGAAGGTAATATAGGCCGATCCGATAACATCTTGTGCCAATTCGCTTGCAGCCGATTGACTAAGCTTTTTACTTGCAACTGAAGTAAGCTTCGAAGTTACCAAGTTAACATCGCAACCGAAAACTGAATTATCCATAGTCATCATCCTTGTAAAAAGTTTGGCAGTTGAGAAGTTCAATTGCCATATAAGTATCTTACTATCTATTCGGTATAAGTCTAGATCAATTTAACTTATTTTTAAAAAATTTTCAAACTTTGTCATTGTGGCAGGTGTCGGCTTTTCCGTCTGTCATATTGGCGGGGTTTTTTCAAATTGGCTGCCATTCTGGCAGGGGCTGTCCAAACCCGGGGGCATGTACACTTAACAAGCCAGCTATTATATAAATGTACTACCCATACTGTGCAAATCGGCCCCTAAAGTTTCTTCTTTCTTCGACCAACTTTTCGTTTTATTTCGGGCATCATATTGCGAATTGTGCCTATACAAATATCTATCAGGAGTACCTTCCTCAAGGTGTCAACCATTTCTTGAAGTGACATTAAATGGTAATTTTTTAGCATAAAGTCGCAGATAACTTTTTTGGTAGATTTGTCAATCATTTGATTTACTCGCCCACTCTTCAAACTTGTTTTGTGTAATGTGTTCTGCCTTTTCGCACTTTGTCCAACTCATGAAACGATCTTGTACTAATAGGTAAGCCTTTGGCTTACTCTCAAAACATCTGCTAGCCCAGTAAAATCCAGAGAAGGATGAAACCAAAAGAGAAAGCTTGGGCATCAATGTTGATATCTGTCTTCGATTGAATTCGCCCATATCTACAATCTTCGCCCTGCTCGATGGATAGTTACCATTGCACAACCATAAAATATGATAGTCTTTGTAGTATTTTTTTACTATCTTATCGTTGTAGTGTTTGTCCATATAGCTTTGATCACTTGTAAAATGCGATTCGACCCCAAGCAATGGTTTATCGTTAAATCGCCCCACAAATTCTTCTGCCCAATCTGATTCTTCTTTTGTTGGAAAAAAACCCGGACCGTTTTTTATATAGTCATATCCATTTTTTTTTAAATGCAATGGAACTCTTGCATCAAGCTGATCAGTGTAGCTTGGTATTTTGCTTAAAGTTGTGTCTATTATTTTGTAATGATTTTCTCTAGCAAAAGCATGAGCAGAGGGGTTATCCATATAGATAAGCTCTTTAACATTGGGTATGTTTAATAGAGCACAATCAAACTTTCTACTTGTACAGATTGTTATTTCTGCATCTCTTATTTGAGATATCGCACCAGCAGAACAAAGATTATCCCCAAAGCGTTCATAAGCTTGGACTAGCAATTTTTCCATAATGCATTATAATTAACACACAGGAGAAATCAATAATGAATACGCCACAAAAAATAGAAACAGAATTACGCATAGTTGCTCATGCGGATATTTTACCTTTGATTGAGCCAGATCCTTCTGAGGATGAAGCATTAATTAGGATAGTCGCAAACACTAGTTCTTTGGAAACTAAAACAAATGATCTATCCTCACGGACTGACGGAAAAGCAAGTGATGACGGCAATGGATAAGGCAATCGCCCTCCTTGCTACAACATTTATGTTTGGTTATTATGATAGTGATGACATAAGACAAGAAGCTTATATTTTTGGTTTAGAAGCTTTGCCTCGTTATGATCCATCTCGCCCACTGGAAAATTTCTTGTACACGCACATAAGAAATCGGCTAATAAATTTCAAGCGTGACAAATACCACCGCACAGACTCTCCCTGCAAAATCTGTTCAGAACACGGTAGGCATCCAGATGGCTCAGTTTGCCAGAAGTACATTTCTTGGAAAAGAAGAAACTCATCTAAGCAAAACTTGATGCGACCACAAGATATACAAAATACTGATGATTCAGAAAAGTCTATGAGACTAAATCAGTCTGTTGTAGACGATGCAAACATAGCTGAATGTTTAGAACTAATAGATAATAATCTAGATGTTGAACTTAGATCAACTTATATTAGAATGAAGAATGGCGAACCAGTGCCAAAAGCTAAAAGGTTTAAAATAGAGGAATCAATCAAGGAGATTATAAGTGGCAGGAAAAAGGCTGAATAAAACTGATCGTGATTATATAGCTACGAACCATCAATCAATGTCTCTCTCAGATCTCTCTGCTAAAATAAATAAGTCTGAGGATATAATTGTGGATTATATTACAGATTTGCAATTAAAGGAAAAGGCTGGCGAGCTAAGAAGTAGTAAAGCGTGGAAGCAACTTAGGCAAGAGATGGATGAGGATGAGCTAGAGTACTTTGAAGAGCAGTATGTAAAGTACATGGCCCAGTTCAGAGAAGATGTGCTCGTAACTGAGGAAACACAAATATTCTTGGTTATCAAGTTTGAGATAATGATGCATAGGAATGCCAAGGGCAAAAGGAATGCAGCGAAAGATATTGGGCGATTAGTCAGACAGCAAGAACAGTACATGGGGCGATTTAGCTCTCCAGATGAAATGTCTGATACAGACCGCACTTACTTGTTGAACTTGGAAACTCAAATACAAGCAGCTAAAGCTTCTGAACAAGCTCGCTCTACAGAGTATATAAAGCTTGAGGAAAAACATCAGGCACTACTCAAAGATTTAAAGGCGACCAGAGATCAGCGTGTAACAAGGATTGAGTCATCTAAAGAGACATACTTGTCGATAATCAAGAAGCTTCAGAATGAAGAAGAGCGTGATCTAATAGGTGGTAGTATGGAAACTATGAAGATGGCGACTAAAAAGGAAGAGAAAAAACTAACCAGCGTTCATACATTTGAAGATGGTAGTCAGGATCTACCAGTCTTAATACCAAAGGAAAAAGAAGATGAGTAAATCAGCACTAGTGTTTGGGGCGACAGGACAAGATGGATCTTATCTGTGCGAAATGCTTTTGAAGAAGGGCTATGATGTCTTAGCGATAGCAAGAAGGTCTTCCGTAGATAATACCGATAGACTTGAAAAATGCTTAAAACATAAACGATTTACTATGGTCAGGGGCGACATATGTGATCAATCTTTCGTTTTCAGCACTATAGCCAAGAACAATCCAGCGGAAATTTACAATCTAGCAGCACAGAGTCATGTGGGCGATTCTTTTACGCAACCGAACTACACGATAGATGTAGATTTGATGGGAACATTGAATGTTTTAAATGGAATTTTGAACTTTTCAAAATCTTCAAGATTTTATCAGGCTTCTACGAGTGAAATGTATGGTTCTTGTTTCTCTTACTTTAGTCCTATTGATGGCACTAGGGTTGAGTCTAAAACTGCTATTAGCAGAGAAGATTTTATTGACAAGAATTGTTTTCAAGACGAACTCACTGCAATGATACCCAATTCGCCATATGGGGTTGCGAAGCTGGCATCCCACAATTTGGTAAAAATATACAGAGAGTCTTATGGCTTATATGCTTGTTCGGGCATACTCTTCAATCATGAATCGCCAAGGCGTGGTGAATTGTTTGTCACAAGAAAAATAACATCTTGGATAGGCAGATATAAAAATGGGAAGACAAAAGAAAAGTTGCAGCTTGGTAATATAGACTCTTTGCGTGATTGGGGTCATGCAAAAGATTATGTTGAAGCAATGTATTTAATGCTTCAATTAAATTCGCCACATGACTTTGTAGTGTCTACTGGGTGTACTTACTCTGTAGAAGATTTTTTAAACTCTGCTTTTAAACATGCAGATTTGGGAAATTGGAAAAAGCATGTTGCTTTAAATCCAACATTAAAAAGACCATTTGAGGTTGATGCTCTTCGTGGAATATCAACAAAGGCAGTAAAGTCTCTCAAGTGGAAACCAAGTTATAATTTTGATCTTCTTGTCAAAGAGATGGTCGAAAGCGATATAGATGGACACAAAGTATAAAGTAATTAGAGACACCAGAGAGCAAAATGGCTGGACTTTTATGCCAGCAAAAGCTTGCGAAGGAACTGTATCTGGAACACTAAAGACTGGTGATTATTCTATAGAGGGATATCAAGATATATTAACCATAGAAAGAAAAGGTTCTATTGCAGAATTGGCAACAAATTTAGTTGAAGATAGATTTGAAAGAGAACTAGAAAGAATGGAGTCTTTTAAATATGCATTTATGATCTTAGAGTTTTCTATGGATGATTTAATTAAATACCCTAAAGGTTCTGGAATACCATACTATAAGATGAAGAGTGTAAAACTAAATCCGTTTTTCTTACTTAAAAGATTAATTGAAATAGAACTTAAGTATAAGGTTAAAATTATCTTTGCAGAAAATCATGGGCAAACTGTTGCTTCATCAATATTTAAAAGAGTGATTGAAAATGAAGGACCAAGAGAAATTAAAGAGCATAATTGATCGGGCATGGATGCTATCTGAGCAAGAAATGCTTGCTGTTAGCCCATTGACTGATATCAACGATATTCAAAAAATAGTTGATTTGCCCTTAACAAATATTCATCCATTAAAAAACATTTCCAAATCGGACATGGAAAGATTAGACATTTACTTGCTAAAAGTTATGAGAAATCCAGACTACTTTCCTTTTACATGCAAGCTTTTATTTGGTATAGACATATTTCCTTTTCAGCACATTATACTTAAAGAGCTTTGGAAAAGACCATTCCCAATGATCATCGCTGGTCGTGGTGCGGGTAAAAGTTATATTCTTGCATTATACTCTATGCTCAGACTTTTGTTTACTCAGGGTTGTAAGATTGCAATCATAGGCAAAGTATTTAGGCAGAGTAAAGTTATATTTGAATACATGGAAGGTCTATGGGCGAATGGCGTTATATATAGAGATATATGTGGTGTTGGTAAAGGTAGAAACAATAGAGATCAAGGCCCAAGACGAGATATAGATAGATGCGAAATGATTGTTGGTGAAAGTGTTGCTATGGCATTGCCATTGGGAACAGGTGAAAAGATTAGAGGTCAAAGAGCTAACTATACAGTTTGTGACGAGTTCGCTTCTATTAGAGAAGACATTTATCAAAATGTGGTAAGAGGTTTCTCTA